ATGATCACTGACACAAAGCTCAGGAAGGCCCTTGGCAAGAAACGGGATGATATCGAGGTCATTTCAGATTCTCACGGACTAAATGCAAGAATCAGCCAGGCAGGTAAGGTCTCGTTTTTCTACCGTTACAGGTGGGCCGGTAAAGCCGTAAAGCTCAATGTCGGTGATTATCCTGCAATGAGCATTGCCCAGGCAAGAGAGCGACGTCAACAATTCAGAGCCTGGCTCACTGACGGGTTTGACCCACGGGAGCAGGTTAAGCTGGAAAAGCAGAACAGGCAGGATTCATTGTCTGTTGCTGATGCTTTCAATTACTGGATAGAAAAGCACTGTGTCGCCAATGGCCTGGCTAAAGTCGATTACTATCGTCTCGTTTTTGCCAAGCATATTGCTGAACCAATGATGAACGTCAAAGTTGATAACTCTACCAAACTTCATTGGATTGAGGCCTTCGACAGAATCGAGAGTAGGGTGATGGCCCACTACATGCTGTCGTTGTGTAAGCGAGCCTTTCGGTTTTGCATTAATAGGGGCGTGATATCCTCCAATCCCCTGGAAGGGCTTTTACCCACTGATGTAGGGCAGAAACCGAAGAAAAGAACTCGTCGATTGGACGATAGTGAGTTGCGCGCCATTTATCAGTGGCTAAAAAGTCACATGTCAATCGAGTCTGTGTTTCTGGTGAAATTCACTATGCTGACCGGCTGCCGAACAGCGGAGATACGCCTGAGTGAAAGACCGTGGTTCCGGTTGGATGATAACGAGTGGAACGTTCCTGCTGGGAGCTATAAAACCAGAGTGAATATGAGGCGTGGGCTCTCTGATGCGGCAGTAGGGCTGGTGCGTAATCATCTTGAGAAGATAAACACAAAGCACCTGGTAACTTCGCAGCGTCAGCTTGATGGAAAAATTAAAGATACGCCGGTTCACCCGCCAGTAGCTTCAAATTATGCTCGCTCGATATGGAGCGGAGTTGGGATGGAAGAATGGTCTCTACACGACATGCGAAGGACGATCGCGACAAATCTGTCTGAGCTTGGCTGCCCGCCGCATGTGATTGAAAAGATACTCGGTCACCAGATGGTTGGTGTGATGGCGCATTACAACCTGCATGATTACATCGATGATCAGAAGCACTGGCTCCGCGTCTGGCAGAGCCATCTTGAAGAAATCATTGGTGAGCCGTTTATTTAATTGACCCGCTTTTTCCCTTCCCACTCTTTGACGGATTCTGAGCGCCAGCGATTGGGATTGCCCGGAAAATCTGGTTGTGGGAATGGGCTTACAAAGCCTCGCGGCATCGTGTCTACGCTCTGCCATGACCATAGGGTTTTGCGTGAGATTTTGTATCGACTGGTCAGGTCTGACGTCAGCAAAATATCATCCATCGTTTTTCTCCAATGGCCCATTCCGGGCCATTTTTCAGTATTTATTAACTCACCTGACCTGGCAGCGCTCGCAACCGGCGCATCCCCGTCATCGCTGTGGCCACATAGCTTGCCTTCCGGTTCACCACTTCAACAGTGACCTTCACCCCTTCAACACGGATGGTGTACATCTCCGTCATCTTGCTGCGTCCGTAATCTCTGTAACGTTCGTAGTGGGTTTCCAGCGCTATATCGCATGCCTGACGCGCGATAGGTGATTGCTTATTGCCGCGGTTAATTAGCTTCATGCTCGCGCCCTCCGAATGCAGCGGTTACGCTGAGAGGCGATCATGGCCACGCCGGTTACCGTCTTCTGCATGCGGGATAATTCGGCCCAGACTGTCGCCGCCCGGCGCCACAGGCCGCGCTTTTCTAATTGAGTCGCTATCACCTCCAACTGGCTAAGCTGGCTTGATTCTGCTGATTGGCTGCTGGCCTTATCGACCTGTCGAGTATTCAGCACAAAGCGGTACCATCTGGAGTCTTCACTGCGTTTGCACCGGGCAATCGTCCCGCTATCGATCAGGGAATTGATGATGTGCCGCAAGTTCCGGTCTGTAATGCAAAGGGCTTCGCTGATCTCTGCGGGGCTGGCCTGCGGGTTATCAAGCAGGTAATTGGCGACCGCGTTCTGACGTTCAATTTTACTTACCATGCTGGTATTCGGCCCCATACGGGGCCGACCTCCGTTAGCCAACGTATTCCGGTTTCATGTCCAGCAGGTTGGTGCTGTACCCCTGATACAATTCCTCACCAAGTCGCGGCCTGAGAAAATCCAGTTTCTTCTCAACATCGGAGAACGCGGTTTCGGCGCCATCAGTTCCCGGTTCCGGTAGTTCGTTAATGAGCGCTTTAATTTTTTCGTTAGCGTTTATCTGATGGAATCGAGCGAGGGCTTTATTCTTCAGCTCAACATGAAGATTTGCGCCTAACTCATTTTTCATCGCGTCGATTTTGGAGCCTATCGATTTTGCGTCGGCTGCAACTTCCACTGCGTCTATTTGCTGGCGATACTCTTCAGCAATGACTTCAATGTCGAAGTCGCCAGTTGAGTCCACTGATGGATTATCGGAATGTTCGATTGCATCCATATCCTGGCCGGCAGACGCAATCACTTTCTCTTTCTGCCACACCATTTCGCTACCGCGTTCGAGCATTTCCATAATTTCAGAATTGTTAGGCAGACGGCGGCAAAGTCGGTGCGCTGCTGACTTACGTGCCATCGATTCATACCAGTCAACCCACGGGCCTTTATCACTACTTTTACTGGCGGCGCGAACCTTGTTGATATCCTCGATGTTCAGCCATTCGTACTGGAGTTCTCCAGTTTTCATTTTTGCGTAGGCGAATGCCCCGCGCATGGCGCCGCGGTCACCGAGACTTGGTTCGTAGAGAACGTGCTCGCCTTCATCATCCAGCCAGACACGGAAGGTGTCGTTTTCATACACCACGCGGGTGGCTATCACCGAAATCTCGCCAGACTGACGGGCGCGTTTGAGAACGCCGTCGATCATCGGCATGTACTGTGCGACCTTCGTCCAGTCGCCGGAAGCCGTTTTCTTTTTGAAAATAACAAGCGCTGCTTCTCGACCATCGGGGATCAGGCCGTCTTTCGCGCATGCAACAAGGGAATTGATGATGGACTGGCCATCGGCAACCTTGAGGTCTTCGCTGTTTGCGATAGCGACAGCTGCGGCGTTTGTAAATCGCTCGAAACTAACGTGTGCTGGTAGAAGAGACTGAACAGGAACCAGCTCACGATCGAGACTTGCTTTGATATCTATAAGCATGTTGGACATTTCAGCGCTCCTTATTCTTCTACCAGCGCCTGAAGGCGGCGCATGTCGTAATCGTTAAGCTCATCCGTGTAACTGCCAACAATAGGTGCTGGCCACACATCATTTTCCATTGCGTCATTGATCTGTCGCAGTACGCGGCGGTACTCCTGTCTGCCCAACTCCAGCTCTGATTCAGACGCCTGAACAACTGCAACCCAGTGATAACCTGGCTCCTTGTTCACGAAGATCCAGGAGAAGCTATCCAGACCAGCAATATCGCAATACATTGCGGCGCTGAGGTGGTAATCGCGGTCAATAATCTCCCGGTGCAGGCGCTCTTTAATCCGGTCCTGACGAACGTTACCGATAGTGACCGTCTTAAGATCTGCGCAAATATTAAATTCAGTTGTTCTGAGTTCGATATCTGGACGGACGCGGATTTCAAGCCCTGTCTCTTCATCAATACCGAAGTAGCTGACTTCTGACTGTCGCTCTGGATTGCAAAGCAAACTACTGGCGTCGCTGTTGCTGAAGACTGCCTGCTGTATCGCTGTAGCCAGTTCTAGTTGCTCACTGCTGAGGATTGTTTTTCCAGCAACGCTTTCACGCCACTGCTGCTCGAATTCATCAGCAAAAATTGCATCAGGGTTAACGGCACGGATTGCTTCCTGAAGCTCTTCTTTTTTGCCAGTTAGTTTCAACTGCTCAGCCTTTGGCTTGTCCGCGTTATATTCGCGAATGAAAGCTTTAAGCGAATCAGTATTGGTGAATGCGTCAGATGGCACCCCAGGAAAAACAGCAAACTCGTCATGCAACTTTTCCGGCTCAAGCGATATGGTATGCACCAGGCTGCCGAACGTCAGCGCGTCGCTACTATCGCGGCGGATGGTTTTGCTTACATGGCGGCCGTGGTAGTACATCAGGGACACGCGGGCATCTTTCACCTGCGTTGAGCTGATACCGTTCGCCGCGTGGTAAACCTCGTTTGGAAGACCTTCATAACGACCAGGTTCGAAGAAAGCAGGGTATTCGGCAACCGGCTCTGGCTGATTCCCTTCTGGTTCGTCCTGATTCACTTCTGGGCTGTTTTGATGCGCATTTTGGTCTTCCTGATGCACAGAACCGTCATTTTGATTCACGTTTTCCGGTTTTTGGTTACCATCTGCCGCTTCATGGTTCGCCAGGCTCGGCGCCGCGGCGGCCAGAATCTCCGCGTTGCTGCCTTCAAGCTCACGCGCATCAGCTTCTTCTTTCAAATCCGCTTCCATTGCTGCGTAGGTAGCATCGCCAACAACGGGACCGCATTCCGGACAGTGGCCGCCACCGACAGCGCCGCAACTAGTACATACGATCTTCGCTACGGTATCTGTCTGCTGATCATCTTCCACAGCACCTTCGTCTGCTGATACCGCATCGTTAGTTTCGCCTTCGGCGCACTCAATCTCTTCCATCTGCACATCGCTGGTGGTTTCCTCGGGTTGGTTTGCTGGGGCGTTCATCAGGCCATCGATGGAGAACATGCCGTTACCCATGTTGGCGACTTCAGGCTGTTTGGCTGCTGCCTGCTGCTCTGCTGCGACCTTCTCGTTAATCTCGTTTTCCCAGCTTTTTTCTGGCACGTGACCGGCTGCCGCCAGGGTTTCTTTGGTTGGGTGCTGGTGATTGGATTCCGTCAGGTTCGCATTGATATACGTCTGCAGGCTGACCGGGAAGTGGTGAACGTTCTCTGCGGCGCCGCGGATGAGTGCGAAGATAGCAGCGCGCGAATAATCCAGGATGCCAGCGGTTTTACGCAGCGCCTCAGACCACTCTTTGAACGGGCTTTCTTTCTTGCTGACGATCTCTTTTGCACGACGGAAAACGCCGCCAGGTATATCGTGGATGTTGAAATCCATTGGCAGAGTGGCCAGCGCAATTTCAATGTCCAGAGTGTCCAGCGTGTGGGTAAGGTCTGGGTTGCGGTCTGTCTTATTGCCGCCGCCAGCATTGGTTCCGGTATCGGTACGCTGGATTTGCGCCACACGGTTACCTTTCTGCCACTCTTTCACCAGCAGGCCGCGATCGATATATTCGGTACTAACCCACGCTTTAACGAACTGAAGAAACAGATTTAGTTCGTTGCGTTTATCCTGCGGGAATACCTTTTTCACCGCGTCGGTCAGTTTCCAGAGGGTCGGCATGTCGTAGGCTTTAACTTCCGGCGCGTTTTCTACAGCCATCAGCAGGTTCTGAACATAGGTGTTATCCATGTCCATTTCTAACTCTGAAAGCTCTTTTCGGCGTGGAATGCTGATGTGGTAAACGTGGCCTGTCTCGGCGCACAGCTGCGCCAGCAACTGAATGCGGAAAGGCATGGTGATCAGCTGGAACTCGGCGTTCTCGTCGTCGGAGTATTCAACCTTGCGGTCGCCGTTCTCTTCGCCCATCAGCTCAGTGGTTAAATCGTTGTCTGCAACGTCTTCCTGGTGGAAAGTGTCCTGCGGCGCCGCGCCGGGTTTCAGCTGCCAGGTGCGAAGGTCTTCGGCCAGTTCGTAGCGTTCGCACCAGGTATAATCAACCACACCTTCTTCCGGGAGGTCGTTAAACACAGGGAAGTCAGTACGGATTGCCTTCTGATAATCTTTGCCGCGGCCGGTTTCGATCCCTGCGTCTTCCAGTTCAACGTCCAGCCGCAGGTTGGCGCGGGCTTCAGTTTTTTCAGTGAACCAAATCACTGCATCTTTCTTGCCGGATTTCTGAGTGGCCTTAACCACATTAAAGAATTCCATGTGAGATCCTCTTTTTTGGGTGTTAGAATCCCCGGGCCATTGGTGGCGCCCATTGGGTGTTCATTGGTTTTTGTAAAATTTCCGGTGTAACTTTGGTCGGTGTCACCGGACGTACTGGCCCGCCTTGCGCGGGTTTTTACGTTATGACTCGTGGGCCATCTGGTCGTATGAAGCACAACGTACACAGCAGTAATCACGTTCTTCGTGCTTCAGCTGCGCGCCGTGGATCAACGTCAGCGTGTTCTTTACTTCTTTTCCCTGCTCAATTGGCTTTCCGCAGCGGCGGTAAGCGCATTTCTTTTGGTTATGCATCCGGATCTCCTTTCTGCGCCAGCAGGTAGCAGAGACGGCGCAGGAGAGCCTCGAAGTAATTCAGTCTCACGGCCTGCTGCCGTGCTGGTTCTCGTGCAAAATCAATCATAATGATCTCCTTGTTATGCCTGTCTTTTCTCCACTTCAGGCTCGGTGGTGTTATGCTGATAGTTCTCATACAATCAGCAAGGAAATGAATATGTCAGAACCCCTCAATAAACCTCGTTGTCCAAAATGTGAAATTATTGGTAACGAGCATATTGTTTGTGAGCCTAGTGAACAGAAAAGCCGCGGTGGAGACCCATGGTTTGAGACCGCATATTGTTCTAATTGCGGTCATGTATACGGCGTTTTTGCAAAAGTTGTTTATGAGCCGTCACGACCAATCCCCTCGATTCCCAGTTTTTAAGCCGGTTTAATTGACTCAGAAATAAAGAACTGGCGGTTGACGTTTGTAGCCGCCAGTATGCATTCAGCTACATCTTTGGTTTCAAGGATGGTTAGACCTACTTTATTCAGCTCTGCATGAATGAATTCAGCTGCTTTAACTGATACAACCAGTACTGCCTTCGTTTTATCCATCTCACCCTCGATACCTTGTTGTTGGTTAGTGAACTTCGCTGGTGGCGCCGTGGCGCTGATCTTCACAGTTGAGCGTTTGAACTCTGCAATTCACCACCGCGAAGCCCACTACTCTGTTGCTCGTATCGCTGAGCTGCGGAACTTAAAACCTGATGCGCGTTAATCTTTCCACCTCATCCGACTATTCGTATGCCATCGGCGGCTACTTCGTGGGCATCCTGCCTAGGTGGTCGTAATGCGTCTTGGTGTGTTTAGTAAAACACCGCTTTACCAATTGGTCAAGTGTTTAGGTACTAAAAAGTACAGCATTGCTTTACTTGAAGATGTGGGGGTACAAAAAAACAGAAAGTTGGACGAAAAAAAATCCCAGCGCTGAGGCTGGGATCACGGGATGCTCGGGGAGAATTCTAAAGCTGGATGCCGGGAGAAGGGCAGTAAAAACCCGGCGCGATGGCCGGGTTATTTAGGGGGTTGTTGTTGGGGAACTTGTATCACTATAGGTTGTGGACTACTACTATCTTTACTGATAACCCCTTGGAAAGCTGGTATTAGAGCAACTATGGCTAGTATTATACCTACCATCCATTGAAGTTGGGATGAGGACCTTTTTTGAGCCTCAAATCTCTCATCTAATTTAACATTTATTGCACTGATTTCCGATTGTAGCTTCATCATTATCTCAGTGTTTGATGCTCTCCAGTCAGCCATCTCTTTGCGCATTTCGGCTGCGACGGTACTCACTTCCGCCTTATTCTGCCCAAGTTTTGCATCTAATTCTTCGCGAGTTAAGCCGGCCATTGTAACATCCACATCCTCGATAAACTTACTGTCAGTGTAGGCCTTGACTGCTCCAGGGGCAATAGATGAGTAGGCCTTTGGGTTCAATCCTGATGATTGTTTTCCTAGGGTATAGGAATCAACGTAGTTACAATTAATCTCTGCGGCGACGACCATGGGGGCTACGATTTGCTTCACTGGAGATGCAATGTACATACTAGAATATATCGCTATTTGTTCAGTTTTCTTAATTCTTCAATCTGACTTTTTATAATTTCAGATAACTCAAGTGCATGCTTTTCAGTTAGAGTTATTGAAGATACAATTTCTTTAGTCAGCTTAGCGTGATTATTAAAATCTCCATTCTTATCAATCTGGAGGTCCATCTTGTGCTTGATGAAATTAATAGTGCAAAAAACCTCTGAACCCATCTGAACAGGTATTGTTAGTGTTGAATCAACCAGCATTTCAACACAATTATCTGTTTTGGCTATAAATATCTTATTTTCCATTGTGCCCTCTTTGAGTTTCTTAAGTTTCTTCATTGAAAACCAAATTCAACACCAAATTCAACACATCCTATCTATCTCTCGGGTGCTGAAATCGTGTGATCTTGGAATTTCTCTCTAATCTTCCTGAGACCGAATTCGGCCTTTCATGTACTTCTCGTACATAGCATCCAGCTCTTTCAGGCGGATGGAGAATATGCGCAGCATGTTTTCCTGCTCATCCTCAGGAAGCTGACGATAGAGTTCAAGCAGTCGCTGCTCATCTGCCTTTAATCCATCCTTTTCTCCGACATCTTCCCCTAAAAGCCAAGGAACAGAGACACCACCTGCGTCAGCAATCGCCAATGCAGATTGCTTGCTTATCTTCCCAGTCTTGAACCAACCGGTGACAGCTTGCTTGCTGACATTGGCTACCTTGGCCATCTCGGTTTTAGAGAAGCCTTTTTCATTCAGCTCAGTCAGTCGGCTGACCAAGCCATGCTTAGTGTCATTGGTATCGTTAGTGTTCATACGTGGATTGTAAACAATAGCTTTACCAGTGGGTAGGCAAGCTGTTATTGACTCAATGGTAAATCGGTGCTTTACTTTGGTCACTAAAGGAGGTCCTATGACTGGTATTGAAAATGCAATTCGACAATCCGGCTCTGCCAGTGCTCTGGGGAAGCTGGTTGGCGTATCAAAAATGGCAGTTTCGTTGTGGCGTAGCAACGGAATCCCGGCAAAACGGGTTCTACAAGTGTTTGAAGCCACCGGCGTCACCCCACACGAACTGCGGCCCGATCTGTACCCAAACCCAACCGACGGGATGCCACGTTAGGAGGCTTAACCATGCAATCAATTACGTTTCAAGATAATAGCACTGCACTGGATAGGCGATTGATATCTCAGAATCAGCGTAAGGCTGTCTCTGGTGATAGCTTTAGCCACCACGCAGTTTGCTCAGCCGTTCGTGCCTGGGCCGCATCAATTAACAATCAGGACTTCGTGACTGGGCTGATTGTCGAGGAATGGGAAAGGCAGGGTGGGGGCACTCTGGACTTCCCTGATGATCTGAGCCGTCGTCGTCAGAAGCTGTTCCGCTGGCTCGACGGGACCTCCATGTCGGCACAGCGAAACATTCAATTGCTAACCCCGGCAATCCTCGCGGTTCTTCCGCTGGAATTCCGCAACCGGCTGTTGCCAGAAGACAGCATCATGGCCCGCCTTGCGCGACTTGAGAAGGAGACCAGTGAAGCCAAGGTTGCCATCGCGATGGGCGCCCCAAAGCATCAGAAACTGAAGGAGTTGAGTGAAGGAATTGTCGAGATGTTCCGCGTTGATCCTGACCTAACGCTACCGCTGATGACGCTGGTGACTTCAATGCTGGGGGTTGTATGACGGTATTAGAAAAGGCGAAAGCCGCGGTGCACGAACACCAACGGCTTTCTAGTGCAAAAACGGTAGGTAATTGCGGAGATAAGTATGTCAAACACCGCTGAAATATTCAAATTTCCCGCGCAGCTGGGAAAACAGGAGAGTCGCATGGCTGAACTGGATAACGGCTACTTACGCTTAGCCAACCAGATTCAGGATGCCCTGTGTATCGTTGAGCTATCAGGCCGTGAATTCCGGGTTCTGAATGCTATCGTTCGCCTGACCTATGGCTGGTCTAAGAAGTCAGACCGCATCGCCAATAGCCTCATTGCGGACAAAACAACTCTGAAGGTGAAGCACGTGTCAGAGGCCGTGCTGAGCCTTGCCTATCGGAACATCATCATCCTGCGCCGCATTGGGCAAACCAGATACATAGGGATTAATACCTGCCTGGATAAATGGGCTTATACCAAGCCAAATTGCATGAAGTGTCCGGCGGCGTTCCCGGTTGCTGAAGTTGAAACCTGGGTTATTAACGCCCCTGAATTCAGGATTTGCGATCCCCAGAACCAGGGACAGTTATTCCCGAAAACAGGGATGGCTATCCCCGAAAACAGGGATGGTGACTTTACCCACCCAACCATCCCCGAAAACAGGGATGGTTATCCCGAATTCAGGGAGAGGTATCCCCGAAAACAGGGAACACCAAAGACATTCTTCCAAAGACAAATATAAAAACAGATCTAACCCCCTCTAATCCCCCAAAGGGGAAGGTGAAGTTTGACCCGCTGAATATCCCTGTTCCTGAGTGGCTTGATTCAACCGCGTGGGTTGAGTGGGTTGCTTATCGCCAGCAGTCTGGCAAGGCCATCAAGACCGAAATGACGGTCAACAAGGCATTCAATCTGCTGAAGTCCTGCCTGGACGAAGGGCATAACCCGGTGGACGTGATCAACACCAGCATCGCCAACGGATACCAGGGGCTGTTCAAACCGAAGTTTGCTATCAACGAGCGCAAAGCGGCGGCCCGGGATGTGAACCACATTTCTGAGCCAGATAACACCATCCCACCAGGGTTCAGGGGGTAGCGATGAAAAACATGATTGGTACCGGCAGTGCGCTTGAGCGCCTGAAAAAACTCATTCCGCCCGGCGTACAGCCTAAGTTCACCAGCGCTGCCGAGCTGCTGGCATGGCAGCGGGAAGAGGGGCTGAAACATTGCGAGGAGCTGAGCCGACTGAACCAGAAGGCGCGGACAGAAAAAATCTTCGGTCGTTCTGGTATTCAGAGCCTGCACCGCAGCTGCACGTTCGCCAACTACGAAGTATCGAACGAATTACAGCGCAAGGCCTACACCATGGCGAAAAGCTACGCGCATAACTTCGGGGCTGGCTTTGCGAGCTTCGTGTTCAGTGGCGCCCCGGGCACCGGCAAAAACCATCTTGCCGCGGCGATTGGCAACCATCTTCTGGCTGCTGGCCATTCGGTTCTGGTCGTCACCATTCCGGATCTGATGCTTCGGGTTCGCGAATGCTACGACGGCGGCCAGTCTGAATCCTCTCTGCTGGATGACCTCTGCAAAGTTGAGTTGCTGGTGCTGGATGAGGTCGGTATTCAACGCGGCAGCAGTGGCGAAAAGGTCATTCTGAATCAGGTTATCGATCGCCGGCTGTCGTCGATGAAGCCCGTTGGCGTACTGACGAACCTGAACCACGCAGGACTCCAGGATGCTCTGGGGCTTCGAATTATCGACCGCTTAACCATGGATAACGGCATCTGGGTGAACTTTGACTGGGCCAGCTACCGCAAGAACGTATCGCATCTGAGGGCTGAGAAATGAGCATGAGTAGAGAAAAATTTGAAGCGTGGATCAAGCCTCTGTGGCATCTGGAAACTTTCGAAGGTAACGATAATAGCCTGCTGTACAGGGATGAAGTAATCCAGGGGAAATGGGAGGCCTGGCAAGCAGCATCCAAAGAATCAGAGCAGCAGCTTGCTGCATTGGCGGCTAATAACGCGCTGCTGAAAGATGTGCTCCTTGAAGAAGGTTATCGTTACTTTGATGCTGAAACCGAGGTTACAGACGCGTACCTGGCTGAAGTGCGGGCGCATGGCGTAGAGATGTTTTCCAGCCATCTTAGAACGAATGATAGAGGAGCATCAGTCTGCAAAATGATTGCACTTGGTGCTGATGAGTTCGCCGCCCAACTTCGCAAAGGAGTGCAGTCATGAGCAAGCGCCTTGCAGTTCTTAAATCGTCACTATCCAAAAAAGAAACTCTTTTTAACGAAAAATTACAGCAGCATTTCGACACCGTGAAGCAGGCTAATGGTCAACCGCTAAACGATAAGCGAAACGGCCGCGCAACGCTGAAAAAATGGGATAAGCAAATCGATTCTCTAAGGAAACTGGAAAGCAGCATACAGAGAACAAAAGACGCTATTGAGCGGGAGGAGATGAAGGTAGCATTAGCTGATTCGGTGGATATTCCTGACTTCATGCAGAAGGCGATAGAGGAAGGACTTATAAGCCAGTGGCGCAAACATCCTCGCTTTTTCTTTGTAACAGGCGTTAAGCATGGACGCATAGACCTGGATGAAAAAACCGGAATGATTGCACACCGATATTTGAGCAAGGTTTCCAAGGAAGAATATCCAACTTTTCGGGATGTTTTTAACAAACTAAATAAGCAATGCCGTGAAAAGTTGGAGTCAGCCCAATGAGCAACATCAACGAACAGGCGCTGCGTGAAAAGTTCGAAGCATGGGCAGAAGAGGCTGGAGCGCTGCCGTGGGGACACCTAAAAAAACAACGCACCGCTAGTGGAAATTACTCCGTTCAGATTTACACCTACATGTGGACAGCATGGCAAGCGGCTAGCGCTGAGATGGTAGAGGCGCTGGAGAAGGCGCAGCACAATGCCGCTGTTGACTGGGAAGCTGCTGCATCGATGAACGTCGAAAATCAGGAGCTGAAACAACACATCGCCGAGCTGGAGTCCCGCACCGTCACCGTTAATTTCCCTCGCCAAACTGATTTCGATGACCCGCTATCAGCATACGAAGCAATTGAAAAATGCCGAGACGAAATCAAGTCGGCATGTGCCGCCGCTGGCATCCAGGTTATCGAAGGAGAAGGACAATGAAAGAGCGCGGAATGATTTTTAACGGTGAAATGGTGCGCGCCATCCTTGACGGCCGGAAGACGCAGACGCGTCGGATTGTTAAGCCTCAACCTGAACTAACGAAGGGCTCTGGTTTTTCTTGGAATGGTGCTTTGTACGGTGTCGGTAGTAATGACCGCGAAACCAACCGTAACTTTGCTCATGTTAAATGCCCCCATGGCAAACCCGGCGACCGCATTTGGGTGCGGGAAACATGGTCGCAGCTAGGTAACGAGGACGGCTGCGCTATCGACTGGAATGATGAACTGGTGAAAGGTGGTGGCCCGGAAGCTGCACGGATATACCGCGCCAGCTGCGAGCAAAAACCGGGTAATTATGGGCTATGGTCAATCCCTGACGACGCTTTCTGGAAGCCTCACACCGATAACATGGAGTTCGAAGGTGCTTGGCGCCCATCCATCCACATGCCGCGCTGGGCCAGCCGCATTCTGCTGGAAATCACCGACGTTCGTGTAGAGCAATTGTCTGAAATCAGCGAAGAAGATGCAGCGAAAGAGGGGATTTCTCCAGCTGGTGATTTACTTCCCGCTTACCCTGGTACTTATCTGACGCCGAAAGGGGACTTTTCGACCGCTAAGGTGGCATTCCAAAGGCTGTGGGAATCCATCTACGGCGAAGATAACTGGAAGGCCAGCCCGTGGGTATGGGTTATTGAGTTCAAACGTGTAGAAGGCGGTGCAGCATGACAATCAACTTAACAGACCCAGCTAACCACCCTGCAAATGGCCGACTGACAGATGAGCGCATTGACCGTGTTATCGAAGCGCTGCGTCGCTCCCTTGAGTACCAGAACGGCGGAGACATGGCATACGTCATCGCTGATGCGATTAAAGGGCTGGAAGAGCTGCTTGTGAGTCGGGAGGTGGTGCCGGTTATGTACTGCAGTCAGGAAACGATTGCAGCATCTAAAGATGGCGAGCACCTATTGCGAACGCTGTCGACCCCCTCTGGCGACTGTGTCATTCCGCTTTACACCGCAGCGTCAGTAATTGCAGATAGCTGGATTCCGGTACGTGAGCGGATGCCGGACCCGAAAAGCGAATTGCGTGTATGCGCATACACGCCAACGCAGCATGAAAACCTTCGCTACCGGTTCGTTGCTGCATCGCTATTCAAATCTGTATGTCGGGATGCAACTCACTGGCATTACATGGGAGCGCCACAGGAGGTGAAGTCGTGAATGATATCCAGCGGTATCGAATGGGTTACTTCGGCTGGCTAAAGAACGCTTTTTCGATGGCAGGTTCTGCTATTAGCGACATGGCCTCCGTGGTGTTCTCTGTAGAAACGGCGTGTGCATTACTATGGATAGCAATAATCGCGACATTCCCGGTATCAATGCCGATTCTTGCATTGGTGCAGATGATTGTAACCAGGCGCAAGTTACGCAAGCGGTACGGGCATGAAGAATTGATGAGGGACGATTAATGGCTAAATCATCCGCAGAACGCAAAGCGGCGCAGTGATGTGTTTTTAACAAGAGAAATAAAACCCGGCGAAGTAGCCGGGTTTGTAGCAATTAAAGATCTGGCTTCATTCTTCCAAAAACTTTCTCAATACCCGCTTCATATTCTTCTTTGTTGTCGCTCATAGCAGCAACACCAAGCAGCTTGCCGATATGCTGTCTTAGGGCTTTAACGCCAATCTCAGACAGAAAGAGGTGTAATTTATCTGATTGCTTGCCATTTTCGTCACGATTGAGGCGTATCTGTTCCAGAATCTTACCCTTGCTTTTGGCTAGTGGCACGTAGATCTGCATATTGGTTAATTGACCAAATCGAATTGGCCTGCCTTTTTCTGGGCGATTAAGTCCATATAGGCGGTACCATTCCTCATAAAGCTCATCCGGGAATTCCTTTTCATATTGCCTGGCTTCTTCACGGACAAACGCTTTAAAAGCATCAATGACTTCTTGAACTTCCGGCCTGTAACCTGCCAGGGCGTAGGCTACTCCTTTGATACCAGATTTAGCAGAGGCGTTAATCAGCCTTTGGGCCGCTTCTGCGGCGGCAATCCTGGAGGGAGGAAGTGCCCCCGCGTTTCTGGCGTCAATCAACGCTTTTCCAATATCAACGATGACGGTGATGTCAAATCCGTGCGCGTTGTTGATATTCTTCGACTGACCACTGTATTGAAAAATAAGTGGATTTTCTATTTTTGCGCGTAATTCGCGATCGCTGAACTCACTCATGTATTGAGCTTTGAGAAGCTCATCAATTGTCTTTCCAACATCGCCGATACCAAGTAGTTGCGCTAGACCTTTTTTGGTTACAACAACCGTTTTTGCTGCATCATTGAGGACGTAACATTCTGTATCGATACCAAAATCATCAATAAAGCTACCTTTATGGGTTGCTTTAAATGGCTTCCATTTCCATCTGGCGGCCGCGGCTTTCTTTGCTATATCTGCACGCTGCTCTTTTGTTAGTGACTTAGCTCGCGCTAATCCACCTTTAGCCTTACCGCTACCTTTTTTCTTCTCTTCCATTTGCAAGCACCGATATTTGTTAGTGTGCTTACATAATAATCAAACGTTGCATTTATAAGCAAGCATTTTTTTTGATTCATGCTTGCATTTTCATATTTGCTTAATAAGCAAAGTCTTCAACATAAGCTGTAATTTTCATCTGACACCGCCGCCGTTCGCTGAGGCGCTGGTGAGGACTAATCTGCCAGAAATGTGCAGAGCGCGAGCTGCGGCAGCTTGATATAATCCCACCACCTTAAACGGAAGGGTGGTGGGAAAATGCAAGACTGAATCGCCATGGGTTTAACAGACACCTCAGAGTCATTTAAGATGGCTTAAAGAGAGGTGCCCATGAGCGGTAAGCGTTATCCCGAAGAGTTTAAAACTGAAGCAGTCAAACAGGTTGTTGATCGCGGTTATTCTGTTGCCAGCGTTGCAACACGTCTCGATATCACCACCCACAGCCTTTACGCCTGGATAAAGAAGTACGGTCCGGATCCTTCCACTAATAAAGAACAGTCAGATGCTCAGGCCGAGATCCGCCGTCTCCAGAAAGAGCTGAAGCGGGTTACCGACGAACGGGACATATTAAAAAAAGCCGCGGCGTACTTCGCAAAGCTGTCCGACTGAGGTACGCCTTTATCCGTGACAACTCCTGTTGCTGGCCTGTTCGCCTGCTCTGTCGGGTGCTGGATGTTCATCCCAGTGGTTTTTACGCCTGGCTTCAGCAGCCGCATTCACAACGCCATCAGGCAGACCTGAGACTGACAGGACAGATTAAACAGTTCTGGCTGGAATCGGGATGCGTCTATGGTTATCGCAAAATCCATCTGGATCTGCGTGACAGCGGGCAACAGTGCGGAGTAAACAGAGTCTGGAGACTGATGAAACGTGTCGGAATAAAGGCTCAGGTCGGATACCGAAGCCCGCGGGCACGTAAAGGCGAGGCCAGTATCGTGTCACCCAACAGGCTCCAGCGACAGTTCAATCCGGATGCTCCTGATGAGCGTTGGGTAACGGACATAACCTACATCAGGACCCACGAAGGCTGGCTGTATCTTGCCGTTGTTGTTGATCTGTTCTCACGCAAAATTATCGGCTGGTCCATGCAATCCCGGATGACAAAGGACATTGTCCTGAACGCACTGCTGATGGCTGTATGGCGGCGTAATCCCGAAAAACAGGTGCTGGTTCATTCGGATCAGGGCAGTCAGTACACAAGCCATGAGTGGCAGTCGTTCCTGAAATCACACGGCCTGGAGGGTAGCATGAGCCGTCGCGGTAACTGCCATGATAATGCGGTTGCAGAAAGTTTTTTCCAGTTGTTGAAACGTGAACGGATAAAGAAAAAGATCTACGGAACGCGGGAAGAAGCCCGCAGTGATATTTTTGATTACATCGAAATGTTTTATAACAGTAAGCGTCGGCATGGTTCTAGCGAACAGATGTCACCGACAGAATATGAAAACCAGTATTATCAACGGCTCGGAAGTGTCTAGATTATCCGTGGCGATTCAGACTATATGATTTTCATTGCAGGTACTTCTGATGGCGAACCTATGGAATACCAGCCTGATCTATCTACGGTGAGCGTGTTAGTTAAAGATAATCCTAGGATTTGGAAATCACTAACGGTCTATAAAATGAGTGTGTTAGGACGAAGTTACAATGTAGCTGGTGAATTTCAACCTACTTACCCAGAGGTAGAAAAGGCATTATCAATGTATCAAGTTAAGCCAACTGACTAACCAGCATCAGTGCAAAACGTGGTTTGACACCTTTTCATTAAAATAATACTGTTTATATATACAGTTATTTTTATTATTGATGAGGTGTACGCATGGCCTTCCCATCCCCAGCAAACGACTACGTGGAAACACGTCTGACAGTGGACTCCCTTTGTCAGATGGATGCTAATTGCACAGTCATTCAAACGACCACCGGCTATGCGGTCATTAATCGGTCGCTGAGAGCAGAGCAGGGCAACATCGTGTTAATCACTCACTGCGGGAGAACTCAGTTTGCAAAACTGCTTGGTGCGTCGCTCATAACAGACGAGGGCGAAGCGCTGGAAGGTGATGTGCTGGATGATGTGACGGTGTCCGGAGTGATGACATACGAGATCAACGTAATACGACGCGCCGAAGTTGACGAACTACCCATAATTTAGGTCCGAAAACCGCCCTAAAAACCCCCAAACCCGCCCCGGCGGGTTTTTTGTTGGCGTGATAAAAACTCATTAGAAACAACATAGTAACCTTCGCAAAAAATGCCTTTATAGGATTGATAAATCTTCCGTATGGGTGTACTGTTTATTTATACAGTATTTCGAGCGGAGGACGTATGAGAGTCGAAGTCACAATCGATAAAAAGAAAAAGTTACCCGATGGCGCAGTACCGGCACTGGAAGCTGAATTGCTACGCCGATTAAGCCAGAATTATGAAGACTGTAAGCTGATTGTCCGTCGTACCAGTACCGATGGACTGAGTGTCACTGGCGGCGCGGATGGCGACAAAAAACGAGTTGAGCAGATTCTCCAGGAAACATGGGAAAGCGCGGATGACTGGTTCTACTGAGCAGCAGGAAAACGATAGCACCTGGTATGATGTCGTTCGACGTGATGATCAGGTTGTCGTATACAGTTTTCCGACGAACGGTCGCTATCTTATGTACCGTCGAAATGGTCTGGTTTCTTTCCGTCCATTACTCGAAGATGAAGAAATTTTCACCTTGAATGGATTTATGCAATTTGCGGAAAGAATCGGTTACCGGGTAATCCCTCCCTCTGATATTATGATTTCATAGGCCTGAACAACCTATGCCTGATGCGCCACGGAGAACAACACCATGGCGCACGAATTACAGCTAATCAAGCAGTCCTCAGGAATCCTGATCCCGGCAACGCCCGAGACCAGTGATATTCTGCAATCAAAAATCAAGCTTGGCGCCGTGTTGGTGGCTGAGTTCAAACAGGTCCGCAACCCGGCATTTCATCGCCGATTCTTTGCGCTGCTTAACCTTGGCTTTGAATACTGGGAACCAACCGGCGGCGCCATTTCATCGAACGAGCGCAAGCTGGTGACCGGGTATGCAAAGTTTCTGTCTTCTTATGGCGGCAACGAAAGCGCGCTGCTGGATGCTGCTGAACAGTATCTGGAGCAGATTGCCAGCCGTCGGGTTACCAATGGCATCAGCCTGTGCAAATCCTTTGACGCTTACCGCGCCTGGGTAACCGTTGAAGCAGGGCATTACGATGCTATCCGGCTGCCTGACGACACGCTCCGCAAACATCCCCGCAGCATCTCCTTCTCCAACATGGACGAAATCGAATTCCAGCAGTTGTACAAGGCTGCGCTCGACGTTCTCTGGCGCTGGATCTTGTCCCGCACTTTCCGAACGCAGCAGGAGGCCGAGAACGCCGCCGCCCAGCTGATGAGCTTCGGGGGATGATGCCGATGAAATTCTCATGGTTCCATCATCACGAATGCACCACCGAGCAGGCCGACGACCTGGTGGACAACTACCGGCGCCGTGGCGTGAAAGTCGAGCGCAGCCTGAACCGTGACAACATCACCTGGACTATCAGCGCGCAGCTGCCGGAAGGCGATAAAGCGCCGCGCCCGAGTCGTGTCTGGCAAAACAAGGCGTGGGGTTGATCATGGCTAAGCTACCGCGCCGCAAGTGCGCTAACAAAGAATGCCGCCAGTGGTTCCACCCGACGCGAGACACCCAGACCGTATGCGGTTACGAGTGCGCCAGCGCATATAGCAAAGAGCAGACTAGAAAAGCTCGCGAAGACGCGCAGCGCAATGAGTTAGCCAAACAGCGCGCAGCTGAGAAAAAGGCGCGTGCAGTATGGCGCCAGCGCAAAGCCGCAGTTAAGCCGCTAAAGCACTGGGTTGACCTGACGCAGCGCGCCGTAAACGACATTTGTCGCGAAACGGAACTGGCAGAAGGGCGGGGCTGTATTTCCTGCGGAACGAAAACGGCTTTCGCCTGGCATGCCGGCCATTACAGGACCACGGCCGCCGCCGGGCACCTGCGCTTCACCCGCATCAACATCCATCTCCAGTGTGACGTCTGCAACGTCTACAAATCCGGAAACATCGAAGCATACCGTGCCGCGCTGGTTGTTCTGTATGGCGAAGAAGTTGTGCTGTCGCTTGAGAACAATAACACCCCGCATCGCTGGACGGTCGAAGAGCTAAAGGAAATCAGACTCACGGCCCTTGCAGATTTGCGCACGTTGAAAAAGCAGGAGGCAGCATGACGAGAGAACAGATTATTCAGTATCAGGCCGAAAGCGTCATGCGCGCCAAACTGTCGCCAGTAGCAAACATAGCCAAGCCAAACAACCTCAGAAGGAAGCCGCCTAATGAACGTTCAATATTTGCAGTATGTACGTGAGCAACTGATGGTGGCCACGGCAGATTTCAGTGGTGCAACGAAGGGGCAGTTAATGGCCTGGCTGGAGAATGCACAGTTCGACACGAAACCTTTAAACGCAAAAACAGCAGATAATGGATGAGTTACCGGGGAAATGATAACTCTGGAAAACCCGCCGATCCCAGGCAAACAGTCGCATGCCAAGGGCTCGCATATCCCGCTGGTTCAACCGGTTGAGTTCGTGACTGCATCATGGCGCCGCGCGCTGCTATCACTCGAAGAACATCAGAAAGCGTGGCTGCTGTGGAACTATAGCGAGAACATCCGCTTCGAGTACCAGGTGGCGATCACCCAGTGGGCCTGGGATGATTTCCGAGAGCATCTCGGCACGAAGAAGGTGGCGGGAAAGACTATGGAGCGGCTGAAGAGGCTGATATGGCTGGCGGCGCAGGACGTCAAAGCGGAGCTGGCGGGCAAGGATGTATATCAGCAGCAGGACCTAGCGGCTCTGTGTGGCGTTAAGCCTGATAACTGGTGCCATAACTACGCCGACTATTGGCGGGCCATGTGCGCCATCTTTAAGCGGCTAGATGGTGATTCTCTTCTCTGCGCGGTGAGAACACGATCGCAACAAAAATCGGCTTTTTCACAGCAAGGTATTGCAAAAGTCAATTAAATAGGCCATATTTGAGTCTACTTTGATATGCTGCCTTAAATGTAAATGGCGGCAAAACGATGAAAAGCACACATTCAAGCCCTGCGGTTAACACCGTGGGGCTTTTTCATTTCTAAGGGCTGCTGATTGGCGGCCTTTTTCTTTTTCAGGCTCCGGGAACCTTCACTTCGTGTTGTCGTTATATAGACCCGAGAGCCTGAACCTTTTCCAACACACACAGCACCATCCGAAATATCCGGAGGTGAGGCTATGACCCGAATGAGCACAATTTACAGCAGACTTTCATATGGTTCAGGGACCGGGCTGGTCGGCTTCGGTGTCTCTGCAAAGGCGTATGCCGAAACAGCTAAAGAGGTATCGTGGATGCTGGCCGACAAAGTGGCAGGACTCGGTTTAAGTGACTGGGCAATTATTGTCGGTATCGCATGCACCGTTATTACCTGTGGAGTGAACTGGTATTACCGACGCAAAGAGCGGGAGGATCGGCTTAATGGCTATGTCACTAAAGCTGAGGAATAGCGTTATCGCAGCGGTGCCGGCTGGCGCTATCGCTATTGCTGCATCGCTTATCACCGGCCCGACAGGAGATGATGGGCTGGAAGGTGTTCGATATGTTCCATATCAGGACGTGGTCGATAAGTGGACAATCTGTTACGGCCATACTGGCAGCGACATCATGTTGGGGAAAACCTACACGGAAGCTGAGTGTAGGGCGTTGCTCAACAAAGACCTTGCAACCGTAGCGCGTCAGATTAACCCCTACATAAAGGTTCCCATCCCGGAAACCACACGCGGTGCGCTTTATTCGTTCGTTTACAACGTCGGGGCCGGTAACTTCAAAACCTCCACGCTGCTAAGAACAATCAACCAGGGCGATATTAAAGGCGCATGCGAGCAGTTGCGGCGCTGGACCTATGCTGGTGGCAAAAAGTGGAAGGGATTAATAACCCGGCGTGAGATTGAGCGCGAAGTTTGCCTGTGGGGTGAGAAGCCGCAAAAGCTTGATGATGGATTTGGACCGCTTAACCCTGGCATTCCTGCAACTGTACCCGGGGTGTTCTGATGAAACCTAGCAAAATTACGATTGTTGCGGTTCTGCTGGTGGGCGTCATAGCCATCATTGCAGTGCTTTGCGTGCTGCTGGCGCGCAGCAAAACGGCGCTGGCCACATCTGAGAGTGACAACCGGGTACTGCGCAGCGACAACGCATTACAAGCGACGGTAATAACCACACAGGCTTTCAACTTCAACCGGTTTAACCAGGTCGCAGAGAACGCCAGCCGGTTGAACTCGCTGATAGATGCTGGTGCCGAGAAAACAGTCATCGAATACCGGGAGATTCTACGACGTGAAAAGACCTGTGATCTGCCTGTTCCTGCTGATGTCGCTGGTGGGCTGCTCAGCTACACGAACCGTTTACGTGCCAGCGCAATGCACCCCGATACCGGGAACGCTAACGCAGCCGGTGATAACGCCACTACCGCCAGCACCCTGACATATTGCCAGGCTGTTCTATGGATTAAGCCGTTGCTGGCTGCTATTGAAAAAGCGAATAACCAACTGGCAGGAATACGCCGGATCGAACAGGAACGGCAATAGCATTACAGCAGGCATTCACTGAGTGCCTGCGACAAAGCTAAATGGCATCAAGCATGCGATGATGATTGATTAATAATTGAGCTATGCATGGTATAATAAGCCCCATTCATTAAAAGGTCAGCCATCATGTCATTCTTCGATTACGCAATGCAGCGTGTTGGGCTTGTAGCCAATATGACTGTCACGTGTCCGATATGTGGACATAAATCTACTCAGTCGACCACGAAAGTACGTCAGCAACAGGTATTACTTTGCCCAAAGTGTAAATCGCTTTTTATCATTCACAGGTAGTCGGTCGCGATACAAATAACCCTAGGCCTCGCAATAGCGGGGCTTTTTAACAACTGAGGTATGCGCATGACAGTAGTTCTTACAGCTACGCAGATTGAAGACCTGGCAGCATTCGCGAAAGAAGATGGCCAGCCACAATACACTATCACTACCGGGACAATCCCTGAGTTCGAAGCTGATGATGGTGAGGTTATCCCCGAATATAAAGGACTACTCGCTTACTCAGATTCACTGGATCACGGTGTATTGCAGCTTGACGACTAACGGCATTACAGCAGGCATTCCATGAGTGTCTGCGATAATGACAAACAGGCAGGTGATCAGATATGGCAAAACCGGACTGGGGAGCACTGCAACACCAGTTCCTCGCCGAGCATGCTAAATCCGGTATTTCCCCCAAAGACTGGTGTGAAGCGCAGGGACTGAATTACACATCTGCGCGGCGCTATATCAAAAAGCCAACTGCGCAAAAAACTGCGCAGAAGAAAGTGCGCAATGCGCAGACTGAACAAGCCCCTACCACTGCGCAGTATGAGCAATCCTCAACTGATGCGCAGACCGATATACAGGAAAGTGCGCAACCCTTCAACCTGCGCAATTACGGCCTTAACGATATGCAGATCAGGTTTGTCGAAGAGTATCTTCTCGATCTGAACAGGACCGCTGCATACACACGGGCTGGCTACAAAGGCGAAGGCAATACGGCTTACGTTAACGCCTCTCGATTGCTAAGAAATGCTAAGGTCAGCCAGGCAATCCGCGACGCGCTGGATGAACGTTCGCGAAGAGTGAAGGTAACGCAGGACGAAGTGTTGAAATGGTGGTGGGACATTGCGACGGCAGACGCCACGCAACTAACTGAACACCACCGCGGCTGTTGCCGTTACTGCTGGGGGCTCGGTCATAACTACCAATGGCGCGACGCTGTCGAATTCAAGGAAGCTGAAGAAAAGGTTGAAGGGAAGGAAGGAGCCAAGCTACCGCAGGACACAGGCGGCTATGGCTACGACAGCACAGTGGACCCTAACCCGAATTGCCCGCGCTGCAATGGCGTCGGCATCGGTCGCTCTGTATTCCACGACACGCGTGATTTAACTGGTGCTGAGCGGCGACTATTCGCCGGGATTAAAGAGGGCAAATCTGGCCTTGAGGTCATCACCCGTAATCAGGATGACGCCATGAAGATGGTGGCCCAACACCTCGGCATGCTGAAAACAAAAACCGAACTGAGCGGGCCGAATGGTGAGCCTATCCAGCACAGCCACTCTTTAAGTGCGGAGGATCTCACTGATGAGCAACTCGCCGCAATTATCGGCGGTAAGTAAGCAGGCAGCAGCCAAGGAACTACTCAAGCGGCGCAGCGCCCGGGCAAGTCTCCACGACTTCATTCAGTACATTAACCCCGAATACATCACCAGCAAGTTCTCACAGACGGTTTGCGACGCTCTGGATCAATTCCTGCTGGATATGATGAACGGGGTTCGCCCAATACTGATTCTCGGCGCGCCGCCGCAGCATGGTAAATCAGATATCGTTTCGCGTTACCTACCAGCGTATTTCTTCGGCAAGTACCCGGAAATGCGCGTGGGCGCGTTGTCGTACTCTGCTGACCTGGCTGGAGACATGAACGCCGATGTTCAGCGCATTATGTCCACGCCGGAATACCGCAACATATTCCCGGGCGCATGGCTGGGTAATAAGCCCGACGATGGTGTCGCCGTAAAGCGGAACACCGACGAATTCGGCATAGCCAACCATAAGGGGACGTATGTTTGTGCTGGTGTAGGCGGCCCGTTAACGGGTAAGAAAATCGATCTCGGTATCATCGATGACCCGATAAAAAACGCCAAAGAAGCACTCAGCCCGACGACAAAGAAATCAATCTGGAACTGGTACGTTTCGACGTTCAAAACGCGCCTGTCGAAGAACAGCGGCGAAATCATCATGGCGACCCGCTGGGCGACGGATGACTTATCCGGTCGTGTAGTGGAGATTACGCCGCGCGCCAAGGTGCTGGCGTTCCCTGCTATCAATGAGCAGGGCGAAGCGCTGGTGCCAGAACTGCACCCGAAAGAAAAGCTGCTCGAAACCAAAATCATCCTCGGGGATTACTTCTGGTCTGCGATGTATCAGCAGTCGCCAAAACAGGCCGGCGGCTCAATCTTCAAAGACGAGTGGATCAAGTATTACCTCCCGAAAGACTTGCCGACCAACTTCGACATCGTCGTCCATAGCTGGGATATGACCTTCAAAGACAGCGAGGGGACCGACTACGTTGTCGGCCAGGTATGGGGCAAAAAGGGCGCAAACGCCTACCTACTTCACCAGGTGCGCGCGCGCATGAGCTTCACCGCAACGCTGAAAGCCGTTAAACGCATGGCCGACGAATACCCCAAAGGCTTACGTAAGCTGGTGGAGGACAAAGCCAACGGCCCGGCGGTTATTGATTCACTGAAAAGCACCGTTGCGGGGCTCGTTCCCGTTGAACCGGACGGCAGCAAAGTAGCCCGCGCCCATGCGATTACCGCCGTATGGGAAGCGGGTAACGTTTTCCTGCCTCACAAAGATATTGCCCCTTGGATCACCGAGACGGTCGAGGAAATCACCACCTTCCCGGTCGGCGCGAACGACGACGTTGTCGATGCAATGACGCAGGGGTTACGCGACTTGTACCAACGTAAAACACTCAGCCCACTGGACCTCATGTAATGGCGAAAAAGAACTTTGTCGGCCGTCTGAATGATGGCCTGGTTAGCTTGATGACTTCTCTAGGCGAGAAGATCGGCGCAGTGCGATACAGCAGCAGCAAACCCGATGTGTCGGATAAAGAGCTGCTCGCGATGAATAAGAAATCGTGGGTGGTGAAAAAGTACATCAACAAAACGGCTGATGACATGCTGAAGCTACCCCGGAAGTTTTCGGGCGACGTTGACAGCAATATCACTCAGCGCATCGCTGATGCTGAAAAAGAGCTGAAATTGAACTCAGTCTTTCACAGCGCGCTGGGGTGGGCGTCGTTACTGGGAGACTCGTTAATCGTTGCTATCACTGATTGCGCTGACGAACAGATCGCCCTGCCGCTCAATTTGCAGAATGAGGATATCGTTAAGTTTCTGGTGTTCCGAAAGGGGGAGTACACGCCGGATAGCAATGTCATCACCGATATCCGCTCAGATTGTTTCGGCGAGCCGCTGACGTATCAACTGGACGTAGGGACGAATCAACTCAAGTTTCACCACTCCCGCTGCTGCCGAACGAAGCTAGGCAATCACAGCATTAAGGATCGCGCCAAGTTTGGCACGTCAGACCTTCAGGCTCCCTATGAGCACATCAAAACCTTCGACACGGCAATCCTGAGCACCGGTGACACCATCCAGGAGGCAAACGTCGATGTGCTTTTTGTCCCGAACATGAACAACCAGATCGCAGCTGGTCAGGAAAGCATTGTTCGCGAATACGCTCGAGTGATGAAGGAAACCAAATCCTCTACCGGACTGCTGCTGATTGACGCTGGAGACGGCGAGGCGCAGGGGCGATATGAGCAGAAGAACGCGCAATTCACCGGGCTGTCTGACGTAATCAGCAAAATGGCGATCGTGTTGGCCGGCGCGCTGGACAGACCCATAACGATTCTGTTTGGTGAGTCGGCCAGTGGGTTCAGTAGTGGCGAGGAAGATAACAAATCCTATTACGAGACGATTAACGGCCTGCAGGAGTCGCGACTTCGTCCAATGCAGGATTTCGCCGACCAGTTCACGCTGGACAAACTCGCCATAACGGAAAGCCTTACCTACGAATACCCAACAATCGACAGCATCAACGAATCGGACGAGGCCACGCGGTTTAGCCAGTACGCCGCTGGATTCAATACGCTGGTGGTTGGTGAGATCCTGACGGAAGAAGTCGCTATCAGGGAAATGGTAAACCGTGGCGTATTGAAGACGGTCACCGAAGCTGAAATTAAGACGATTGTGGCAAGGGGCAGCACATGGACTTAAAACTGCTGCTGGAGCGTAAGCAGGGACGCCTCAAGCCACGACGCCGACGGATGCGACCACCGACTGCCAGCAAGCGCGCCGAGGTCTGGTATCGAGATAGGCTGATTGAGTTTGTCGATAGCATGCTTCAGACGCTCCTGGATGAGCTGGACAAGCCCGCGCTCACCGACGCACCCGATACCACTCCTTTGTCGATTACGGCGCGCCTTGCGGCTGTTATGCAGCGATTAGCGAGCATTTCAATTCAGGAGGTCGCCGCCCGATTGTCTGCCGGGTTCGTTGCACGTGCGAACTTGCAGAACAAAGAACAGACGCAGCGCACTTTCGCCCAGGCTTTTGAGATTGACCTGACCAGGATGCTCGGTGACGGCGCAGTAAAGCCAGAAATGGAAAAAGCCGTAAGTGACAACGTTGACCTGATTACCTCCATCCATACCGATTTTATTCACGATATCGGCGCGGCGGTTTTCGACAACATGAAAGACGGCGGCCGACATGAAAACCTGATTGACATAATCAAGGAGCGCGGGAACGTCACCCGCAACCGCGCCAGGCTAATCGCACGTGACCAGACCTCGAAACTTAACGCAGACCTCACGGAAGCGCGCAATGTGGCGCTTGGCCTTGACCTGTACGAGTGGGGCGGCACTGGCGACGAACGGGAGCGGGATAACCACTCTGCGTTAAACGGCAAGCTCTGCAAATACTCCGACCCGACGGTCTATTCCGACGACGGCGGGAAAACCTGGAAGAAGCGATCAGCTATCGGAGCGTTCATCGGCAAGCCCGGTGAAGATTATCAGTGCCGGTGCCTGGCCCTCCCACAAGTCTCATGGGACTAACCAATGAAATGGAAACGAACACCGCAGGGGTACGTGATTACCACTGCGACGATAACCCGTGCCGGGCCGATTGAGTACTACGGCTATGAGCTGGGGTTAACCGGCAGCGATGCCAACAAAAAAATCACTGTAATCCGCACCCTCGACGAACTGTCGAAACCCGAAACACTCGCTTCATTCAATGGCCTCCCGTTCACCATCACCCACCCGGACGACGGGGAAGTGACCGCAGAAAACCACAAAGAGAAAGCTTCCGGCCATATCGCCAATACCCGCATAGAGGGTGGCGAGGTGGTTTGCGACGTTTATCTGACGGATGCAGCGGGAATCGAGACGCTGGAAGAAACCGGGATCCGTGAGGTGTCTGTTGGGTATGAGCCAGCAGAACTCGAAGACCGGGGCGGGAAGTTTTACCACATCAACATTCGCGGCAATCACGTCGCGGGCGTGGCAGAGGGGCGCTACGGGCGTCAATGCAAGTTAAACGACAAAAAAGGTAAGCCAATGTTCAAAACACTAACCGACGCCCTCAGTTTCCTGAAGGGCAAAAAACTGAAGGATGCGGAAGGAGCTGCGCTGACTGCCGACGAACTGGTCGGCATGATTGCCGCGCTGGAAAAGGCACTGGCAGATCTTCAGGGCCAGGGAACTGAGGAAGCGGCAGCACAGGCGCAGCAGGTACTGGCACAGCTCGCTGAGCTTAAGTCTCAACTGGAAGGGATGACACCAGCCGGGCCAGCAGATGCAGATGGTGAAGGAACTGAAGGCGACAAGGACGCCAAAATCACCGCACTCGAAACAGAAAACACCGATTTGAAGGAGAAGGTGAAATCGCTCGAGGAAGAACTGGCGGCACTGAAGGCGGGCAGCGAAACAGAATCCACTCTGAATGATGCCAAAACCCGCTTCCCGAAAGTTAATTTCAACGACGCTAAATCGGCCCGCGACGTTCGCGCTGCCGTGCTGGTCAGCACCAGCGCATTCAACGACGCCCAGGTTAAAGCGATGACCGACAGCGAAGTGCGTGCGGCCTACGCGGCCATTCAGGCCACGTCGAAGCCGCGCAGCGAGATCGGTACGCACCTGTTCAACGACAGCAAGCCAGCACCTACAAAAACAGCCAATCAACGCCTTGGGGGTAAATAATCATGGCATTTGGATTCACTGACTGGGACGGTGCCAGCGGCACCATTAAACCTGGTTCCATCAAACGCGCATCCAGCTCGAACGATAAGGTCTGGGGCGAAGAGAACCGCACCGAAATCGCGCTGCCATACGGCACGTTTGTCGCCGTCAATCCTGAGGGTGGCGTGATGCCACTGGCGGCAGGGACACGTATCCACGGCATCGTGGTTCGCGACATCTACGGTGATGCCGCACCGCACACCAAACAGGTCAACGTCGGACACTTCTCGCATGGTGACTGCGTCGGTGCGTTAACGGTTGATGACGTCGATTTTGCACGCGGCGACACGGCCTACATCGTGGCGACAGGCGCGGATGCCGGTAAGGTCACCACTGAGGCGGCGGGCAATATCGATTTAGGGTACTGGGTTGAAGATGTGAGCGCTGGCAATAACTGCGTGGCTATCACCCTGGGTTACGTACAGCAGGCAGTTCAGCCAGCGGAAGGAGCATAACAAATGCCAATGCAATCAGCAGATTTTGAAGAGGTGCTGCAGGAAGCGCTAACCGAGCGCGACACGCAGCTGCAGGAAAAAGAACTGCCGGAAATTAATATCGGTGAAGCGTTGCCGATTAAAGAGGGCCTGGACTTCGCCCTTGAGTACGTTGATTTCGGTGTGTCTAAAGTTGTTGGCTCTGTGAAAGACGGCATCATCGGCAACAAAACCAACAGCCTGAAAACCATAGATAGTGAGATCGAGTGGCTGAAAGCGCCTGTCGGACAGTGGGCAAAAGCTGCCACCTGGACTCAACAGGAGCTTGAGAAGATCGCTCGCCTGAACATCAACCTGCAATCCAAAAAGCAGGATGACCTCTACGCTAACGCCCTGGCAACCATCCAGTATGCTGGCTATGTCGGACACAATGCTGTTAAAGGGCAGGAAGGGCTGCTGACTGGCAAGAGTGTTCAGTTGATCACCAATGCGAGCAACAAAACAATTGCGGATATGACCTCTGATGAGTTCGTTAAGCTGGTGCTCGATGCCTATAACGTTGCATGGCGCAAATCGTCCTATCGCATCCAGCCAACGCACATCGCGATGGATGCCAGTGACTTCATGCTGGCAATGCAGAAGTTCGATCCAAACGCCGTGATTGTTGGTGCTGACCTGCTTCCTGTAGCGGCAATGGATCGCATCATGGCTGCGCTGCGTAAAGCCTCTGGCAATGACGCGTTCAGCATCACGTTCGTTAAAGTGCCAAGCAATTACGCGGTGGGCATTAAAGCGGATAAAACCCGCCTGGCGATCTACACCTACGATGATGATTACGTCGAAATGGAAGTGCACATGCCGGAGTTGCTGGCCGTTCGGCAGCGCGATCTGCTGACGTATGAATGTGGCTACCGTTCTGCCTTCGGTGGTGCGATGTGGAAGCAGCCGCAGTCCGCCGTCTATGTGGATTACAAGTCCTCACCGGCACAGCAGTAATCAAAGGGGGTAGCATGGATTTCACCGTTCGTTACCCCGAGTTCGCCAGTGTCGCCCCTGCTCGCACAGAAGGGGCGCTACAGGATGCAGCTAACCAGATGAGTCGCAAGGTGTGGAACAGGCTCTATGAGCAGGGTCTTCATGCTTTAGCGGCGCATCTGCTGTATGCGGCTGGCGCGCTCAACCCTTCCGGCAGTAGTAACGGAAAACCACTCCAGACAATCACCAGCCGTTCCGTTGCAGGAGTTTCCATGGGCTACTCAGCGCCCGATGCTGGGTTTGGCTCAGCTCACGAGGGATACGGCTCAAGCTCATACGGTCAGGAGTACCTGAGGCTGCGTAAGCTGGTGGGCGTGCATGTGCTGGCAATTCGATAAGGCGGGCATATGACACCTGAAGAGACGCTGCGAGCCACAACGGAATACCTGAAGAACCTGCAGGCGATGAAAACGCAGCATGTTGCCGTTGGTTTACCCGCGGGAAAGGTGGGTGGCAAAAACCACGATGATGGAACATCGATTATCGAGATCGGGGCAGCGCACGAATTCGGCGCTGAAATTGATCACCCTGGCGGCACCGGATATATGGCAACGGGCGGCAAGGCTACTTTCTCGAAAAATAGCTTTATGGGGCCTGTCACCGGATTTACCGGGGAGCACAAGATAACCATCCCTGAGCGCTCATTCCTTCGGTCTCCATTCGAACTTAAAAAATCTGAAATCAACCAGGCTATCGAAAAGGCAATCGAAGCGGTAGGTGCTGGCAGGATGGATGCTGACAAGGCATTAAATCTGGTCGGCGTGGTGGCAAGGAATATCAGCGTCAAGGCGTTTGAGACAGCGGGCTATGGCACGTGGCCTGATATCAAAGCTGCCACCAAAAAGGCTAAAGGGTCATCAGCGCCGCTGATTGATACAGGCGCTCTGCGTGGCGCGATAACATGGGAGATCCGCAAGTGAGCGACTTATCAGACCTGGATATGAGCGACGCGCTAATCGGTTGGGAGCTGCCTTTGAAACTCAAAACCCGGACCGAAACGACGGTGGATTTTGAGCCGGTCGTGGTGATCACCAGCGAGGATATTCTGGCCGTGGTGCAGAGCGCCAACAAAGAAAACCTGACGCTGGATAGCCTGGACTGGTCGAAAGAATACCTGCTGATCCACGCCCGGGTAAAAATCGAAACGGGCCAGTACATCGAAAAAGGCGGCAGGGACTACAAGGTCGTTTCGCCTGCGGATTACATGGACTACGGCTTCTGCGCAGTCATCGCAGAGGAAACCAAACTCCCGCTGCTGGTGCCAACGCCATGACGCAATCCCATTTAAAAGCAGTGGCCCGCTTTGTGCGTGACCTGCTGGATTATGACGAGCAGCTAATTAAGTTCGATCGCAGAAACATCCAGGCATCAGATTTCTCAACCAGCTACATCATCGTGAACGGTGCCATGCCTCAGACGGTTCTTGCTCGCGGCCAGCGCTTCAACGGCGAAGTGGAGGTGATGACCTATACCGCCGCAGTGAGTCACGCCATTGTGCTGGAGTTCTGGGGCGACAACGCCCACATCAACGCCGAAGCATTCCTGATGCGGAGCGAGAGCCAGCGCGCTAACGAACTGCGCCGCACGCATGCATTAACAATCATGGCCGTTTCAAACATCACGAATGTCGGGCTGCTCCTCGGGCAGTCTCACGGTAACCGCGTCAACCTCAGTTTTAACGTTCAGTATGCCCCGGCGCACGATGTTCAAACGCTGCGTATCGATACGCCGCAGTTTCAATTTTTAGAGGATAAGTAAATGTCAGCATCAATTAATAACGTTATTAATGTGACGCTTCTGGAAGAAGGAAAGGCTGCTGCACGCGATAACATCAACGTTTGCGCGATCGTGACCAGTCAAACCGGAGTGTTGAGCACCGTCGAGCGCTGGCGCTCCTACAAAAGCGCCTCAGCAGTAGAGCAAGACTGGGGCGCATCATCGGTAACGGCTGCCTTTGCGAATGCCTTCTTTGGCACCAGTCCGAACCCTATCTCTGCTGGTGGGACGCTGGTAATCGGTTTCTGGAACGCCGCCGGGGAAACCCTGCCTGAAACGGCTGGCTTGCTGCGCGGCGCTGAGATTTCCCAGGCTGTAGTGTTGCCAGCTTTACGCCAGAAAGCCGATTGGTCATTCGGTATCACTATCGACGGTACTGACCACGAAGTCACCGGGATTGACGGCACCACGGCGGCCACACTCTCGGATGTGGTTGCAAAAATCCAGGCTGCTATTACGCCGGCGGTTGCGTCGGTCGTGTTTGATGGTTCTCAAATCGTATTCACCAGCAAAACAACCGGGGCATCTTCGGTTGTGGGCTTCCCGGTGGCGCTGGAAAGCGGCTCGTTTATTGGGGATGTTCTGGCAATTGCTGATGGCTCTGGCGCCGCGCAGGTTAACGGTAAAGCTGAGTCTCAAGTCGATCCGGAAAAGCAACTGGATTGCCTGAGTCAGCTCAAGGCGCAGGTCAACGTTAAGGGTGTTGCTTTCATCGATAAGATCCTCGGCGCGCAGGTGCCATTGATTGCAGCCTGGGCAAAAGCTAATTCCGTTCTTGTCTTCGAGACGTTCACCGGTGCAACGGCGCTGGAAATTGACCCAGGCAACCCCGTCTGGGCGGTGACTCTCGCCAGTCAGGGAAATTTCCGCATGTTGTACAGCAAGGCTGGCAACCGTAAGTACGGCGTTAGTTATATGGCCCGTACTCACACGGTGAATTTCAGCGGCGAGCGTACTGCTATCACCCTGCACTTGAAGACCTTAAATGTCGCGGCTGAGTCATATTCTCAGACTGAGATCGATAAGGCGAAAGCGGTCGGTCTGGACATTTACACCACGATTAAAGACACGCCATGCGTACTGACCAGCGACGCGAATGACTTCGTGGACAACGTTTATAACCTGATGGCTTACGTTGACGCGGTGCAAACTGACTCCTTCAACCTCCTGAAAACCACGCCTACTAAGGTTCCGCAAACCTATTACGGCGTGGACCAGTTAGAAGATTGTGCAGAAAAAACCACTCGCGGCTTTGTGAAGGCTGGCGTCTTCAATCCGGGCACCTGGACACTTCCGGACTTCTTCGGTGACCGGGATATGTTCCTGCGCAATATCGAGCAGAACGGGTTCTATGTTCTGGCCGGTGACCTTGCAGATCAATCAACGGCAGATCGCCAGGCGCGCAAGTCGCCAGTTCTGCAAATCGCTGTGAAGAACGCCGGTGCAGTGCATAGCGAAGACATTATTATCAATTTCAATAAATAAGGGGCGGTAAATGTCTCAGATTCTTATTAGTGCAGATACCGCGACCACCGTGTTAGACGGGCGAATCATCACGGATATCGCGGCGGGTGACTACATCACTTTAACCCCTTCCAATCCATTAACCAGCAGGGCTAACAGCGCGAAAAATGGCGTGACCATTGCAAAGCGTGTTGATGCTGGTGTGCATGTCATGGTGCTGCGCGTCCAAAAATACTCAAACGATGATGTGTGGCTGAACCAGAAGATCAACGCCGATATCCCGTTCGTCTTTGATGGTTCGGTTAAAGAGTCGTTTGTACGCGATGGGGCTGCATTGAAAGAAACCTACGACCTGCAGGTCGGCTCTATCACCACGCAGCCGACACAAACCAAAAACAACCAGGACGTTAATGCGCTCATGGAGTACACCATCGAGTTCCGCAATGTCGTCCGTAACGTGTAAGGCATCCCATGGTTAACGACAAAGAACTGAAAGAAAAACAGCAGAAAGCCCTTGATATGATCAAGGCCGTGTACCAGGACGGCTTTGCGGAGATTAACGGCAACCGCTACGACTTTGCCGCGATGACGCACAAAAAGCGGCGCAAGGTTTTTGCATTCTTCACGGGCATTGCCAGTGAGCTTTCGCGGCAGTCGCTCGAGTTCCTCGATACTGAGCGCTTCGAAGAAATTGAGCGGCTGATGTTCGATTACGTTCTGTATGACGGCGTGCAGCTGTCAAAGCAGGCCGATCATTTCGAATCCTTCCCCGGTGATTACGTCATGGTGGTTACCACCGCGTTGCAGGTCATCAGCCTGCCTTTTATGGGCGGGAGCACTATGAACTCAACTTCAGAAGCTCCAGACGTTCAGAAGATTACGTTAAAAAGTCGAACGTAAGCGATGAAATGAGCATGTACCTGGCCTTGTCAAAAGCCGGGTACGGTTCATATAGCGAACTGGTCAAACTGGATACGCCTGAGCTTCTGGATATGCTCGAGTTTGAAAACATTAGCGCTGACATTCAGCACTATGAAATGGAGAAATCCCGCAATGGCGATAGTTAACGAGCTGATCACCAAGTTCGGCTTTGTCGGCAATCTGGCCCCGCAGGAGGCCTTTAACGCCAACCTTAAAGCCTCCATCGGGCTGTTGGCGACAATGGGCGCGGCTATTGCTGGTTCGGCGGTGGGCGTAGCGAGCTGGGTTACATCAGTCAGTGAATCCATTAACCCGCTGATCCAGTTTTCCAGAGAAACGGGCGTTGCGATTGAGACAGTGCAAACGCTGGGTTATGCCGCGTCCGTGAATGGCTCAAGCGTGGATGCCCTGCAAGAATCACTCAGCGAAATGACCACGCGCGTCGGGGAATTTGTCTCTACCGGTGAGGGTGAGGCAAAGGATGTTGTTGATCGGCTGGGGCTGAAATTTAAAGACCTAAACGGGCAGGTTAAATCCTCTGACGTTATCTTTCGCGAACTGGCCGACAAACTGCAAGGCATGAGCCAGGCCGAAAAGTTCTCGGTGCTGGATAAGATGGGGATCGACCGTTCGATGGTGCAGTTGCTATCCCGAACCGGCGATGAAATCGAAGCGCTGCAGGATAAGGCCAATGCGCTTGGCGTTGTCACTCAGGCTCAGGCCGACCAGTTCGCCGCCTATAACGATTCACTGACGACCCTGGGTAAAGGGTTCGACGGGATTAAGTTTCAGGTGGCAATCGGCTTTGTACCGGTACTCAAAGACCTGATCGACGGCTTCACGGATTTCCTGATTGCCAATAAAGACCTTATCAAAAATGGTCTTTCTCACCTTGGGGAAATCATCTTCTCCGTGATGGGTATGATTCGCCGCTTCTTGCCGATTGTTGCCGCTATCACGATCGCTTTCTCTGTCTGGTGGCTGGTTACTGGTGGGCTTGCTACTGCAATGGGCGTTCTAATGTCTCCAGTAGTCCTCATCACTGCGGCGATACTGGCCGTCATTCTGGTCATCGATGACCTGCTAACGGCGATGGAAGGCGGGCAGAGCGTTATCGCTGACTTCTTCAAAGATAACTGGGGGATCGATATAGTCCCCGGCCTGTTGGCTATCAAAGACGCTGTGATGGTGGTGGTTGATTACATTATCGAATCGTTCAAAGTCGGCCTCGATAATATCCTGCTGATGTTTTCCGCATTGTGGAAGCTGGTAACGGGGGATTTTGAGGGGGCGTGGGCCGATGTTGTAAAAATCTTCGACAACAGCGTGGAGCAGATGAAAGCCCCGTTTACGGCGTTCATCGACTGGGCGAAAAACATCTTTGCCGGACTAGGTGACTATATCGGCAATGTCATCACCAACGCAGCCTCAAACGCCTGGAGTGCGACAAAATCATTCTTCGGGTTTGGAGACGATGAAAAGCAGCAGGGGCCGACAGGCGGCGGGAATGGTGGAATTGGTGCTGGCGGCATCCCTTACGGTATGAACGAAGCGGTTGGCATGGCTGGTGGTGGGGCTGCTTACAACAATTCGTACAGCTCAAATCAGCAGATTTACGTCACCGCGCCTGATGCAGTAGCGGCAGGGAACGCCGTTGTAGATAGCAGCCAACAACAGCAGCAGGAAGCCAAACGGTACTTCAACCGAGGGGGGCGGTAATGGGCATTCTTGACGGCTTTACTCAGGCTCAGGCCTCCGGCAAAGACTCGGTGAAGAAGGTGGGCATTGGCGGGTATTCGATGTTTGCGCGTGTGAACGACTCCACCGAGTACCCCGCGCAGGTTCCCGTCGATGTGTTGGAAGATGGCAGTAATGCGTCAGACGACATTATCAATGGGCCAATCACCATCAAAATCAGTGGCGTCGTTGCTGATGTGTACGTTGATGCAAAACCCAACTCATCGTTTAGCCTGATGCCTGATTACTCGAAGTATGGCGAGGTCGTCGAATACATCCCATCAAAGACGCAACAGCAGCTGCAACGGGTGAATGAAATTGCTGACCGGGCCGAGCAAAAAATACTGGAGACGAAGCGCCTGGCAGATAAAGGCGCGGAACTCTTCGGCCTGGTTGGTAACCCGGTATCCGGCGGGGCTAAGAGCATACGTGAACAGTTTCTGGACTTCATCGAAGCCGTTTACTTTGGCAAGCAGTTGATCTCTGTAGAAGTCGATTACCGGACGCATGAAAACATGGCGCTTAGTGGTCTGGTCATCAGTACCGATAACCAGACGAGTGAAACAAAGTTTGAGGCCAACTTTACTAAAGTAAATTTCAGCCAGCTCACTACCGCGCCTATCGAGCAGCATTTCAAATCACCATCAGCGGCAGCCAAATCGAAAACGGCGGGAGTAGCGAATAAAGGCGCGCAAACCCCCGCGGATAACTCAAGCGCTAAGACGCCAAAATCGGTACTCACGACACTACTTGGAAAATGAAAAATGGATCTGATAGCCAACGTTACAGATGAGCCAATTCAGCGCCATGTTCTCCTGTTTGACCGTGGTGAGGCTGAGATTACTCTTCGGCATCTACCGACGGTAGAAATGTGGAAAATGCGCGTGGAGTACAACGGCGACTACATCGATGGAGTGAAACTGTCATTAGGGACGCTTCATTTTCGCCATAAGAATTGGCCGTTCGATATTGCGCTACTCGCCACTGATAGCTCCGGAATTGATCCGTATCGCGCTGATGACTTTGCCAGCGGCCGATGCGAAATTTACCTGGTGACGCCTGACGAAATGACCGAAATCAGAGGGGGAGACGTGCCGTAATGGATACCTTTTACCGCGACTACCGGCTGACCGTCGGTATAGGAAACCAGGCTGTGATAATCCAGCCGCCAATGACCATATCTTTCAAGGCGCTTGAGTCAGTAAGTAAAAAATCCCTTGGCAAGTTGAGTGCATCCATTAACGGGCTCAAACCCTCAACACGCTTGCAACTGGTCAAGGCCGAGGATGATGATAAATACATTCCGATTAAACTTGAGGTCGGCTACGACGGGAAGCTACGGCAGGTGTTCCAGGGCTCGGTAAAGAGCGGAGCGGTAAAGCGTGAAGGTCCGATCCACGTCCTCAGCCTGGAATGTGAAGATGGTGGCCACGATTACATAAATGCGTTCACATCTCGAACCGTTCGCGGGAAAGAGCAGGTTATCGATTCTGTCCTTCAGGATATGCCGAACACGAAGAAAGGGGCGGTGACGAGCCAGCAGCAATTAGTCAGACCAAAAGTATTGGTTGGAAGCTCGAGCAAAATCATCAGCGATATGCTGGCACCTGATGAAAGTTTCTTCATTAAAGATGAACGGGTTCATATTCTAAAGGAGAATGAGGTAACGTCTGGAAATATTCCTGTCGTCAACGCGCGCAGTGGGCTGTTAAATACACCACAGGCTACGAAGATTAGCGCCCAGGATGATAGCGGGAAGAAAGGAGTAAAACCCACGAACAACCCGGAAACGGATCCCGGGGGGAACAGCAACGACAAAGCTGACTCGAGCACATCGGTCCCCCAATCAAAAGGGCAGATTGTATTCGACACAAAACTAAACCCAATGTTGGTGATCGGCGGGCTTTGTGCGGTTGAGAGCGTAACGAACCCCGCACTGAACGGGGTTTATAAAATTTACCAGATAGAAACCAACGGTCAGAATACTGGCGCAGCCTGGTATCAAAAAGTGGTTTGCCAGCCGGCAGGGACTTATTCCGTTATTAAATAATTATTTCATATCAAGGCAAACAGTTGCGATGTAATCGCCCATTGCCGATAAAGAGGTTTCGGCAAAATCTCTATCGTCGATTTTCTCTTTGCTCATGATTTCTTTTTGCTCAGCAATAAAGTCTTTCTTTATTTTTAAGCATGATTTTTTTGCGCTTAACCCGTCTCGCGCTACTTCGCGTAGCGTTTTTTCTGCTGCGGGTAGGCGCGCTATAGCTTTTGTTTTTTCCGCATTGCTCATATCAGTAAGCTGTATTGCCTGAACCATTTCTTTCTCAAATTTCGCTTTAGCAATATCTGCATATGGTCCCGCATGTGCCGCCATAGCGGTAAGCAATCCAGCCACAACAACTAACTTCTTCATAATTTACCCCAGAGAAAAACATGATCGAAGAACTTCATGACACCATCGACCTTGGCGTCGAGTTCGCTCTGGCCGATGTTCACACTATTGTTGTCGCAAAAATAACTGAAGTAAATGATACGACGATCGGTTGCAAACCCGTTATCAATCGCGTTGTGAAGGGCAGTAGTGAGCAGCTCCCGGAATTTATAGAAGTGCCGCCGGTAATAGTGCAGGGCGAGGGCAGCTATATTGTTGAGCCGATTAAGCCAGGCGGCTATTGCCTTATTTTGATATCAGAACGCTGCTATGACGCCTGGTATGCGGGAAGCGATTTTGTCTCACCGCTCGAAATGCGAATGCATGACTATTCTGACGGTTTTGCTTTATGTGGCGTTAATCCTTCCTCGACCGCAATCACCATCCCCAAGAAAAACAGGCTGATTAAAGGCGTCAGTGATCACGATGGCGACCTTAATGTCACCGGAAACATCACGCAAGAGGGCGGCGTTTCCACTCTGGCGGAATGCGTGGTGAATGGGCTAATGAAATATGGCTCAGTTGAAACAGCAGGGAAACAGGGGGTGACCGGTTCTTTCCGGAGCGAGGACGGGAAAACAATCACCGTAACCAACGGAATCATCACGGGGATCTCATGATTGTATCAGCGCTTGATAACGATAATGACTGGGGGTTTGGACGCGGCCGGCAAAACTACATCACCGGCGGCCCGGCTATCGCTCAAAAAGTAAAGTGCCGCCTGCGGTCCTTTAAAAACGATAACCCGTTAAATATGTCGGACAACATCGACTGGTTTTATCTGCTGTCCGAAAAGAATACCGAGCAGGACATATTGCGTGAGGTTGAGCGGGTAACACTCGCAACTGATGGTGTTATGCGAATTATAGAACTTTCGATGCTGGTCAATAAAACAACCCGGAAACAGTCCATTGAGCTGCAAATTGAAACAGTATTCGATGAGCAAACCATCACCTTTCCAATAAATGGAGCGTTGAAAGATGGCACTGCGGTTTAGCAATAACGGTCTGGAGGTGGATTCCTTCAGGGAGATATTTGAGACGCTAAGTGACGACTATAAAGAAATTTATGGTCAGGATATTGATTTAGACCAGGACTCTCCAGACGGGCAGCGTGTCGCTATTGAAGCACAGGCCAGAACGGATATTGAGGCGGCGCTTCAGTGGCTTTATTCGCAAATGGACCCGGACTTTAATTCCGGTGATATGCAACAAATTATCGCCAAACTGCATGGCCTATACATGCGGCCCGGTTCACGTTCGCAGCGGGATTTAGTTGTAAACACTGACAGGCCCGTCCTTTTGTATAGCGGATATAAAATCCGCGACCAGGCTAATCAGATCTGGTTTGTACGTCAGAATGTAACCGTTCCTGCGGGAACAACCACTGTAACCTTTTTTGCTCAGAACTTTGGCAAGGTTACGGGATTGGTAACGGATACGTTTACGCAGCTCACCCCGGAACAAGGGGTATTGGGGTTTTCCTCTGATTCTGACGTTGTGGTGGGGCGTGACGAAGAAACACCTGAAGAATTCCGGCAGCGCCGTAACCGATCCCTGGAGAATCCCGCAACGGGTAGCACCGGCGCGATATTCGCAAAGGTAGCTAATCTGGCGGGCGTTACAGATCTGAATATTGATGAGAACGACACCAAAACAGATGACGAGGTTACGGGCATCCCCGCCAACTCAATCTGGCTTGTCGTTGAAGGTGGGGCCGTTTCTGAAATCGTAGAGGTCATGGTTAAGCAGAAAGGAGGCGGGACGGGGACGAAGGGGAGCGTCACCGGGCGTTATATTGAGACACTTGTCAGGCCTGATGGTTCGACCCTCCAGATTGCCCACGACATGCAGTTCGACAGGCCAATCTACAAACCATTGCATATTCAATTAAGGGCTAAACGCAAGAAAACAAATGATCCGGTGGATATTGATTCTCTCAAAGAGGCTTTGGCCTCCCGGGTTATGCACGTTGGCGAAAGTATTGATGCCAATGAGTTCTACGAGGATGGGTATGGCGTCAGCCGGGTTAACTTCACCCTGACTGACCTGCAGATCAGCGACGACGGATTAACGTTTACTGACGGTGAATTGTCTCCGGGTTTTCAGGGGAAATTTACGATTGATGAGGCAAATATCAATATTGATGAGGTGTTTGCATGAATGGAGACATCATTCAGCGTTATACGCTGATGCTCATCAAACAGTATTGGGAAAAGCCAAAAGCAAAGGCTGAAATCAATGCAATGCTGGGGCAGTGGCAAATTATCGCTGACTTCATTCGTAACCCAGACAACTTTGATCTCGACCGCGTTACCGGTTATCGACTGGATGTTATCGGGAGAATCGTCGGGTTACCGCGCAGCGTACCTGATGCATTGGCAAAGGTATTTTTTGGCTTTGATGGGCACCCTAATTCGGAGGGGTTTGGGAGCAAATCCAACGCTGCGATTACCGGCGCCCCATTTTTCAGTAAATTCGCACCGGCTTACGGCGAGTATCAGTTAGGGGATAACGAATACCGCCGATTCCTGAAGGTTAAGATTGCGCGAAACGCCGCTGCCTCAACCATATCTTCCGATGACCGCGTCAGCCTTCAGGAAGTTATTCAGGCGGCCTTTAATGGCGAGGCCTACGTCACCGATCGCAAGGATATGACGCTCGCGTTAAACATTTCCCCCCAGGTTTCTGTCGATGAACTGCGCCTCATTGTGAAGCTAGGATTGCTACCCAAACCAGCCGGAGTTCGTTACGACTATTTCTATCAGGTGACGCCAGGAGAGACGTTTGGATTCTCCAGAAATCCAGCCGCCAGAGGCTTCGCCAGCAAATTCAATACCGCCTACAAGGGCGGTTTTTTTTCGAGGAAAATTCATGTCTAAAATTGAGCGTTATCAGGGGAATGTCCAGGCATTTGCTTCCAGCGCGCAGGGGGTTGAAAGAACTGTATTTGGTGAAACGACACAAGCTAACGATCTGACCTCGCAAATAACAGCGGCGTTCCTGCGCGGCTGGGGAATTGTTGGCCCGTCGGAACATCCTTCCCTTGAAGACTTTAATGGCGCCATGTACGCCTTGAGCCAGTTTATTGCTTACCAGCATCAGGCTGGCATTCCGGAATGGCACGAAGAGCAGGAATATTACGCAGGCTCTGTCTGCACACATACCGGTGTTGCTTATCAGTCCATTGAGGACGCCAATACAGGCAATGAGCCGCCATCGGCACACTGGACACCAGTGATCACCTCACGCAATGGGAGCGAATATTTTCAGTCAATTAATGCGACGCTTACCGCACTGGCCACGCTTGCTGGTACGAAAGATAAAATGCCGTACTTCAGTGGTGAAGACACCGCCGCGTTAACTGCGCTTACCGCTTTTGCGCGCGAAATTCTTGCCCAAACTGACGCCGCCGGCGTTCTCTCAAAGCTTGGTTTGAGAGATGTTGCTCATTCTCAAATGACGACATATCTAACTGCAGGGACATTCACATTCACTGTTCCAGATGGTGTTTATCGAATTAAGTGCCGGGTTATTGGTGGGGGCGGTGGTGCTGGCGGCTCTGCATCTGCGAAATCTGGTGGCGGTGGCGGCGCCGGGGGATACGCTGAAGGATGGATTGATGTCACCCCGGGTCAGACGATTACGATTACTGTCGGTGCGGGTGGACAAGGTGGAACGGCTGGGAACTTCGGTGTCTCTGGTGGATTGAGTAGTGTCGGTGGTTTCATGTCCGCATCCGGTGGGGCTTACGGTGATGCGGGCGGCGGTGGCACTGGCGCGGGTGGCTTTGGTGGCGCTGGAACGGGTGGATCTGTTAACAGTGTTGGTAGTGATGGCAGTGATGGCACGACAACCGGTGCTGTGGGTGCAGGCGCTGGCGGTGGTTCCGCTCTTGGAGGCTCTACCCGAAGCGGTGGCAGCGGAAGAAACTCACTCTCAATTGGCGGTGGTGGTTCCGCTAGCTACACAACGGCTGCGCAGAGCGGCGGAAACGGGCACGCAGGTGCGGTAATTCTGGAGTATTAATATGAAAACCTATGCATTCATTCAGAATGGCGAAATTGTAGAAATAATCCTACCTGTCGAGGATCCGGATGGTGAAGAGATCGATATCAGTGATCGGTTTGCGGCTCACTTTGTTTCTATGATGGTCAATATTACTGACGTCACCCCTCAACCAGGCTTGCACTGGAAATATTCAGGCGGTGAGTTTACGCCGCCTGAACTCTATGAAACTACGCCAGCACAGGAGGTGTAGGCCATTCAATATCGGGCGCAGTATCGGTTTTAATGCGCATTAACTGCACCCGATAAGCTTTCCAATTCGTCAGCAGAGCAGTTTCCTCGTCAGTAGCAATCCCCGCATCTACCGCATCCTGTAGCCAGTCAATCTCGTTATCGGCGGCCCCTCTTAATGCACTCTTCTTCTGCGCAGCGGTGGCTACATCAGCTGTGTGTTGCGTATCAGTATCTGTCGCCCATCCAGCCCCATTCCATACGTCATACGGTGTTGATGGCGGCAGTTCAGTAAATCCTGTTTTTATCTCGCCAATATAGCCGACAATACTTGCTCTGCCGTCCGCTGTTGAGTAAACCGTTTTGCCACGGTGATCGGCTTGCAGCTGCCATGCTGTGCCATTAAATACAGCAACAATTCCAGCCTGCTCCGCGCCTGGGTCAATATCTGTCGAATGACCAGGCATGCTCACGCCGATATTAATATTTTCATCAGACCAGCCTTTATACTCCCCAGTGTCTGCATCGTAATAAAAACAGCGAAGATCCCCCGGAGACGTTGCCAGGCCATTTTCAAAAACAGGTTTCATTATTTAGCCCTCACAAGAAAATTAAACGCGACGTTTCTGGGGCGAACGCTCTGTAGATCTGACCCGGATGATGATGATGTAAATCCGGGTATTGAACCTACTGACCATCCGGAATCCCAGTCTTTCGCATCAGGGTTTATGACTGAAACCAGTCCAACAGTTGGCGTTGAGCCGTTTTGCCCTACATGCTCGTGAAGCTTACTGCTTTGCTGTGCACTCAGTAATGTTCGACTGATATCAACACCACGCCCATCATCCCAAATACGAATAAATTCTCCGCGTGTTTCCTGCAATTTCAGGCCGGGAATGACCAAGGCTAGTTTTGGATATTCAGTCGCTGAAAACGTCGCGCCGTTCCATTTCAGAAATACCATATCTGACCATTCATCCATTACAGTGTTTGGCATCGCAGCCGACGGCCAGAAGAACGGAATTCCGATGGCTGGAGCGCCTGCTCCCAAACGAACCTTTTCAGGAATGATTATTCCCAGCTCCAATGGCATGATCTCGATCTTTTGCCGGAGGAAAAAGCGTGTTAATCGGCTATGTAAGGGTGTCAACAAATGACCAAAACACAGCATTACAAAGAAATGCGCTCGAGTGCTCAGGATGTGAGCTAATTTTTGAAGATAAAATGAGCGGAAAAACATCAGATCGGCCAGGCCTGAAAAAAGTGCTCAGAACTCTTGGTGAGGGCGACACGCTGGTAGTGTGGAAACTTGATCGCCTTGGCCGCAGCATGCGGCACCTTATAGTGCTGGTGGAAGAATTACGGGATAGAGGGATTAATTTTCGCAGCCTGACGGATAGCATAGACACGAGCACACCAATGGGCCGTTTCTTTTTTCACGTTATGGGGGCGCTGGCCGAGATGGAAAGAGAACTGATCGTCGAACGTACCCGAGCCGGTTTAGCCGCTGCGCGTGCAGAAGGTCGAATTGGTGGCCGGCGGCCTAAATTCAGCAAAGATGAATGGGCGCAAATGGGAAGGTTAATAGAAGGAGGAATGGACCGAAAGCAGGTAGCCATAATTTTCGATGCAGGGATATCTACTCTATATAAAAAATTCCCTGCCAATGTAAACGAAGGTAATAGGTGTAACGGCATCTGTTAA